GCTGTATCTAAGCTTAATAACCCTAATGACATCGATGATGTTAGGATGTTCTCCAAAGGTAGGAAGCATCACTGGGATCTCTTGGATTGTGTTAGATATCTTTGTATGGCAAGACCTAAAACTATAACCCATGACTCCCTGTTGCAACAATCTAAGTCAACAGCAGCGTGGGACAAGTACAATAATTATTTTAAATAGGAGAACACACTTTGATAGAGAAAGAGAAAGGCACAGACCAGTTACTAGATGAACTTATAGAACGTCAGGATCCTTTAGTAGCTATGATCCAAGGTAGATTTGAAGTAGCCGACAGGGCTAGACGTCCTAAAGCAGACCAGTGGTTAAAGAACTTAAATGCCATACGTGGTAAGGATAGTAAACAGTCTATGAGACCTGAGTCTGAAGTGGCTGACATCTATGTTAGAACTACTACTACTAAGACTAAGGCAGCATATGCACAGATCAATGAGGCTTTACTATCATCTGATAAGTTCCCTATATCTGTCATGCCTACTCCAGTACCTGAAGGTATTGCAGAGTTTGCCCACCTTAAAGACCCAGCGAAACCTGAGGCTCCTACGGCTAGCTTAGATGTAGGCTTCAAAGGGGATGGAATGGAGTTACCTCCGGGTGCTAAGCAATCAGATATAGCTAAGATAGTAGGTAGTGCTTATTCAAAAGGTATTGATGAGAAGTTATTCGAAGAAGGCAATGACGCTACTGGTACTGGTGCTCAGATCTCCCCTGCTAAACAAGCAGCCCGTAAGATGGAGAAGATGATACATGATCAGCTTACAGAGTCTAAGGCTCGCCTAGGGCTCCGTAGGGCCTTGTATGAGCTGTGTATGTTAGGTACTGGTGCAATGAAAGGACCATTCACCCAGACTAAGACTACTAACTCTTGGGGTGAGGATGGTTATGAAGCTAAGCAATCAGAGTTCCCAGCAGTATCCTTTGTGTCCTTATGGGACCTATATGTAGATCCTAACGCTTATAACTCAGAGGATATCGAATGGATCATTGAAAGACATAGACTTAACTTTGCACAGATGTCAGAGTTCAAGAACCAAGCACACTTCAAGGAAGCAGCGATTGATGAGATCCTAATGACTGAAGGTAACTATGTACAACAATCACATGAACATCAGATAAGAGATAACAATGAAACAGAATCAGAAGGTGATCTATATGAAGTCCTAGAGTACTGGGGTTACATGTCAAGTCGTGATGCTGTTATTAAATATGGTTTAGAGTTACCAAAGGATTCAGGACATACGGTACAGGTTAACGCTTGGACTTCAGGCGGTAAGGTTATACGTTTAGTTATTAATCCTTTCCTACCTGCTAGAATCCCTTACTTCATGTTCCCTTATGAAGAAGACCCTTACAGTATCTATGGTACTGGTATCCCTGAACTTATGGAAGACTTACAGGCTTTAATGAATGGTATGGCTAGACTAGCTGTTGAGAATGCAATGTTGGCTGGTAATGTTATGCTCGACGTAGATACCCAAGCCTTAGCTGGAGAACAAGATATGAAGATCTATCCGGGTAAGATATGGGAAAGACAGATGGGGGCGACAGGTAATGCTATTAACGCAATTGAGATTCCTTTTGTGGCGCATCAGAATATGCAGATGTTCACGCAGTTTAGACAAATGGCTGATGAAGCTACAGGTATACAGAGTATTCTCCATGGCCAGACGGGTGTGTCAGGAACAGGTAGGACTGCCTCTGGGTTATCTATGCTTATGGATTCTGCTTCTATGTCTATTAAGAATGTTATTAGGAATATAGATGAACATCTCCTAAAGCCCCTAGCGACTAGCTACTTCCAATGGAACATGCAGTTCAAGACTAATGAACATCCGGGGATTAAGGGTGACCTAGCTATTAAAGCATTAGGTGCATTCAATCTAATCTCTAAGGAAAGGAAGGCACAGAGTTTACAAACATTCCTACAACTATCTACTAACCCAGCATTAGCTCCGTTAATTAGATTACCAACTATCGTTAAGGACTTAGCAGTCCAGATGGATATGGATCCTGATGAGATCCTCAATAGCCCTGAGGAAGCCATGGTCTACGCACAGTTAATGGCTATGAATCAAGCAGCTCAAGGCGGCCCGCAAGGAGGTGGCGGTGTATCAGGTAGCGTACCTAGTGCTCCGGGTGATCAAGGATTTACAGGTAATAATGAAGGCGCTGGCAATCCTGCTGGCGTTCAAGAATAGGAGAGATAACATGAGAACAGTAGAAGCAATAGTTAAAGAATTAAAATCAAAGGTATGGTCAAAGGAAGATTATGATATGAAGTCTAAGGAACTAATGCAAGCAGTGAAGGATAGGAATGCTGGTATAGAACCTAAAGCCCCTGAGAAGCCGAAGGCCAAGAAGAAATCTAAAGGTGGTAAATCAGATGAGTAAACCAATCACAACAACTGCATCAACAGTTAGTTATGGAGCAAGTGCTACACATGTGATACCTGCTAACTCACATAGGACCCACTTCTTCGTGGTCATCACAGGTGGTATAGGTACTGTAGCCTTCGGAGCTGGTGGTGCCCAGATACCTTTAGCTGATGGGTTCCATTACTCACCAACTGCTGTACCCACAGGTCTTATAACAATTGTTGTAGGTGCAGGAGCTACGGCTGTAGTTCATGGTGATTAAGTATGGGGACTTATAGAGGTAACCGTGGTGGTGTAGGTACTTTAGGTTATGGGGGCTACGGCTCCCAGAATCCTTTAAGCTTAACCCCACCAGACTTTAAGGGCTTGAGGCAAGCAGCCACGCTTAACGGATTGAGTCAGTATTTAAGGTTTCAAACTCCGATATCTATTAACGCAAATGAATCTGTACACTTAAGATATGTAGCTGGGGATACATCATCAACACAGGTGCTTTTAAATAAGATTAATCTGGAGAACTTACTTCTTATTGTTGGAGGTATGTTTAGGGTTAACAGTGGCACGGCAACTATTGATGGATTAGCTATAGTGTCAAATTCAACTAGTGCACCTAATGATAGCGCGGAGCACTCGATAATCTACACACCTACATCTACAACAACACTGTCAGCGATAGGTGCAACATCATCAAACACAAACAATAGCTCTAGTGCATTCACCTTGTTAAAGGTAGGTAATGGCTCAGTATATAACTACCCATTAGATGATGGCTTTGCAAATAATCCTGTCATAAGGAATACAGCAGATTTGAGTGGTGCAACTGATGGTTTAGCTATAAACTTTACTGCGGCATCTTGGGAGGTAGTCACTGTATGATAGAGAGGTATGCATTTATAACCAACAAGAACCATAAGGAGTACGTTGAAGTTAGGTGGCCAGATGCCATAAAGGTAGGTGGGGATTATAGGATGATTCAGTTTACTGATACTGAAGAGCCAGATCTTATGGATTATATAAAGTCCCTAGGACTCACCCCTAAGAACCTCACAGACCTTGAAGTAATCTCATCCATGTCATTGGGTGCACTAGGTCCTTACGTAGCTGACAGAGCCTCTGCGGGCTTTATAGTGGATTATTTCAATCCTACTGTGGACTCTCAGGAATAAGGTCCCGTTAGCTATCCTCATTAAAATCAACCTACATTATTTTAAGAGGTATTATGAAACAAATTGAAGTGATTAAAAGGATGTTACCTATTGTAACCTCCAGTAACTGGGAACGGATAGAAGACTACCTTAACTCCACGCGAGAAGAGATACTAGAGAATCTAGCCAAGTCCGGTGACATAAGACAAATTAACAAACTACAAGGTGAGATCTTAATGGTAGATAAACTATTAAACTTACCTAACACTATAAAGAAATTATCGTAGTACCCCGAAAGGAACTACACAAGGAGAATATATTACATGAGTATAATTGGAACCGTTCAATCAGCTAACCCTATAGACCCTGCAAGTCCTGAAGGTACTGCACCTGAACAAACACAGCCAGTAGAACATGACTGGCAGAAGCGTTACACTGATCTACAATCATACAAGGACAAAGAGATTAACGGTTTGAAAGATCGTCTGGCACGGTCGGAAGCGAATGCTACAGTATTCACTCCACCTAAGACAGCTGAGGAACTAGAGGCCTTCGGGAAACAGAATCCTGATTGGATGGGAGTTATAGAGACAGCAGCACATAATATTGTTGCAAAGAATATACAACCAATCCAAGAAGAACTTAACCTAGCTAAAGCTAATACTGCTGCTGCTGAGTTACTAGCTGTTCATCCTGATGTAGGTACTCTCACTCAGACACCGGACTTCAATCAATGGGCAACCGAACAAGGTCCTGAAATCCAAGCATGGTTAGCAGATGAGCTTGATGCTTCTAAAGTCATCAGAGCAATTAATTACTACAAGGCTATGAGGTCAACGAATCCAGTTGTACCCACACACCCTCAAGATCTATCGGCCGCGCAAGCCGTAAGTACCCATGGAAGTGTTGTGACACCACAGACCTCAGAACAAGCTAAGAGATATTCAAAGGCTGCAATCAACAAGATGCATCCAGATGAGTACGAAAGAAATTATGAAGCTATTAAGTTTGCTTCACGAAACGGTCTACTAACAGACTAACACAACACAATTAAGGAGAACATTACATGGCAGGTTATCAAGGCGGAACACCACCAACAGGTGATAGCGCAACACAGAATCATTATTACGGTGCTAATACAGCGAATCTTACGGGTCCATCAGCAGATGGTACAGATTCCGTATGGGTCCCAGAGATATTCTCAAAGAATGTCCTAATGAAGTTCAGGCGTGAGTCAGTAGCAGAAGGTATTACAAACAACGATTACTTTGGTGAGATCTCAGCGTTCGGTGATACAGTTAAGATTATCAAAGAACCAACAATCACAATCGGTAACTATGCCCGTGGTGATACATTAGCATCTACTACGTTCCAAGACAGTGAACATATCCTAGTCTTAGATCAAGCACATCAGTTCCAATTCCAAGTAGATGATTTAGAAAACAAGTTTGCTCACGTGAACTGGGAACAATTAGCATCAGGTGCTGCAACGTATAACATGAAGATGGCTTATGACTTAAACGTCCTTAAGTACTTCGAAGATACAATGACTGCTCAATTGTTTGCTAACCGTGCATCAACTGCTGCTTTTAATGGCATGTTCATTCGTAGTCCAGATGCTACATCTCAGACTGCCTTAGCTGCTGATACTTCTGAAGCTGATGCTATTGTAGAGATCAAGACACGTAGTTATGCATTATCAAATGGCACTGAGTCAGCAACCCAGATCAATCCATTGACATTACTATCTAAGATGGGTCTATACCTAGATAAGCTTGACGTTCCTGAGGAAGGCCGTTACGCTGTAGTATCACCAGAGTTCATGGAGTTACTAGCACAGGTTGATTCAAAACTAATCCATGAGGATTTCCGAGGTGGTTCTTTAGAATTATCTAATGGTCTTCAATCTAAGATTAGGGTACGAGGCTTTGAGATCTATAAGTCTAACAATGCCACAGCAGGTTTAATCATTGGTGGTCACAAGTCTGCGGTAGCAACTGCAAACTCTATTGTTAACACTGAGAAGTTCCGTAGTCAAACTACTTTCGCTGATGTTGTTCGTGGTTTACATGTGTTCGGTCGTGCCTTGGTACGTGAAGAAGCACTAGTAGCTGCATACGTTACATACGCATAGTAATAAAGAATAACCCTAAGGGCTTATGGCGAAAGCTGTAGGCCCTTTTTGTTTATGGAGGTTAAATGAATTATATAGAATACACGAACATAATCCTTCAGGCTATCAATGAAGTACCCCTATCACCCCAGCAGTTCCCAACGGCCCGTGGTCTTCAACAGTTCTCTAAGGAAGTAATCAATCGTACATACTTCGAGATAGTAGCACAGGATGTATGGCCATGGATGCAGCAAGGTGATGATAC